CACCAATCTGATTAATTTTCACTGTATCACCAAAATTTTTAATCTCACCCTCATAATCTCTGTTTACCAGGGCGGCATATACATGCTTCTTATCTAAGTGCGCTAAAAGTCTAGCACTCCAAATTGTAGGGATAAAATTTGCAACTGACATTATTCTTTTCCTCCTTTACTTTTCCCTATTTTGCAGCCTTCATGGATGCCTGCACCGCTTCCCAATTTGCATTGATCTGATCAGGTGACATTGCCTTGATCTGCTCCATTGTGAATGTTGCTACCGGATTGTCTGCTTTCTTTGGCGGCTTTCCACCGGCCAGGCGGTCATTCACCGCTTTCTCCACTGCTTCCTGGAATGCTTTTCCTACTGCATCAATTGATGCTGTGCATTCCTCTGCATTGGAATAATTGAGCACAGATGCCAATGAAATAGGCAGCCCCTTCTCCGCAAGCTGCTCCTTGGCTGTTGCCATGAGCTCTCTCTTTGTGATTGCTGCCTCTCTGTCGGCCAATTCTTTGTCCTGCTTCTCTCTTTCATACTGTGCTTTCTGTTCGGCATTCATCTTGGCCATCTTCTCTGCTTCGGTTCTTGCCTCCTGCATCTTTGCCTCAATGTCTGCCTGCATTTTAGTTCTGTTTTCATCCAGAGCCTTTGCCACTCTTCTGTCAAATTCTGCCTGATTCTTCGGATCCTTTAAGAAATCATCAAAACTCTGAGGAGCTGCTACACCACCTTCACCTCCGGCTGCTCCACCTTCGGCTCCTGCTGCCGCTGTGCCATCTCCGGTGCCTTCGCCATCTCCTGAGGTTCCTCCACCTCCGGCTCCACCGCCTGCACCATCTGCTGCAAAATGCTGCAAATTCATAGGCATCTTGCATCTTGCTCTTCCAAATACGTTGCTTACACCATAATGATTGTTCATGTACTTCATGCGTTTTTACCTCCTATATGCCCCTGCATTGCCTTTTCAGGCCCCACAGATTCATTCTCTTGGTTATTCATTCTCCTACCTCTTATTTTGGACCCTTGGCAGCTCCGGGCCGGCTTTCTAACCCTCAGCCAGGGAGATCAAAGGATCACCTGTACTGGCCTTTGCCATTCCATCCTGCTCTTGCCACTTTCTTTCCGCTCTTCAGAGCTTCCAGTGCTTCACCAAAATTCATGCTCAGATCCTCCTCTCTAAAAATTTGCATACAAAAAGAGCCATGCATCTCTGCATAGCTCTCTGCTGCCTGGAATTATTTATTTTTCTTCACTTCCTCAATGGCCTCAATCTCACTCTCCTTGAATTCAGTGAGACCGCCGCCAAACTCAATGGCCAACTCATTCTCTCCTGAATCACTATCTGATGCCGGTGTGATCATGGCCACTTTGCCATGCCATACCTTCCCATCAATATCTGTGAGCTCTATTTTCTTTTCCAAATATTCCTGCTTTATCATTTTGCTCCTCCTGCCGGTACGATATGCACACCATCCTTTGAGTAGTGTATCATAAAGCTCTTTGTTGGCACTTCATTTCCTTCCAAATCCTTGCACACACCAATCTGCTCCTTGGTTGTGATCCTCTCTTTGCCGGTATATTTACCGTTGCGATCCCGGATAATCTTTCCGGTGCCTGCATATTGATTCACAAGCTCCTGAGCTTGCTGCTCTGTGATTGTGAGATAGCTCCGTCCCTCTTTATAGTTATTATGGCCAGGTATGTGCTTTCCCTGCTTCCCTGAGTGGATGGTTTTATTGGTACTGTCGGATTTGATTTTTTCCTTCAGTTTGGTATCTTTGTACCTGGTGCGAATGCCCTCCCACTCCTCAGGCTCATTATACTTCATTTCCTGGAAATCAGCAAGGCTCTTGCCTGCTTTCTTCCCAATCACTTCTCTGTATCTCTCATATTGCTTTTTATCAGAGGATCGGTTTTTTATCATCTTCTCAGCAGCCTGGGCTTTCGGATTGTTGTATACATTTTTCTTGTACCATGCTTGATAATTCATATCAGCGGGCACAAATTCATTCTTCCCAGTCTCAGGATTCCGGGCCCTTCTCTTCAAGCCTTCCACAACCTCATCATCTGTATGAATGATTGTGGTGGATCTGCAAAATGGATGCATTGGATTTATATTCTTGCCCGGCATAGCATCCTTTACCAGAAACACCTTGCCATCCAATGATCTACATATTTCAGAAGTTCTCAGATCCAAAACTGCTACAAACTCATATTTCTCAGCACCACACTCATCATATGCCACCATCTGCATCTGTCCATTCACAAAGTTGCTTTCTGTTCTCACTAACCTTCTGGCCTCAAATGCCCCAGTGGCATACTTATTTGCAATCTCCCTGGCCATCTCCTCCTGCTTTTTGCCGGTGAGAAGTCCAATGAGCATCTGCTCTTTCACTTCCTTGGCAAGGCCCTGGGTGTTGTTCCATATTCTTGCAGAGTAGTTTGCGCCGCTCCAATTCGATTGCAGCAACATGACCACAGCTTTTGGATCCACAGCAGAAAAACTGAATTGAAAACCAACCTGCCTCTGCACATTGTAGATTTCCCGATAATAGGAATTCGTGGCCAGGTCAACATAATGGGAAGTTGTCACTTGCTTTTCCTGCTCAAATACTTGCTGCATCATCTGATCAATTTCGGTTTGAAGCTGTTCCAACCTCTCAATCCTTGCCCTATATGCACCACTCTCCATCTCTGCCAGGAGGGCGGCATTTTTCGGATCCTTGGTCAGGGCTTCTTTCAGCTCTGCAATATCGGTGCTATCTTTTAGGGTGTTCAACAACTCCCTTGCCTCTTTATCTGTCAAGTTATGCTTATCTCTGAATTTCTCATATATCTCATCCATCTCAAAACTGAGATGCCTTGATGCCTTTGCATATATATCTGCAAGCTCCTGGGATACTGCCTCAGCATCTTCCATGTACTCATACATCATTTGAGCCTGCCGGTTCTCCCAATAGCCCATTTATATCACTCCTTGTCCTTCTTATCCTCCGGTTCTTTATCTTCAGGATCATCCATTATCGGATCCTCCTCTTCTTCATCTTCAAACTCCGGTGGAGTGTTTTGGTTCTGGGAGAAAAGCTCCTGCTGCCTCTTTACTTCCTCATCCTTCTGTTTCTGCACTTCCTCAATCTCATAATCAGGATCCTCTACAAATGGAAGCATTTTCAGCAATGTTTTGGCTGATACATTGTTTTTAAGGTTCGCAACAATCTGAGAAAGCTCCTGTAAGTTCTTTGGTAATGCTCTGCTGAATGTTACCATAATACTTCCAGTTTCCATCAGAATTGCCTTCATACTGAGAAAATTACAATATAAGCGTATCCTCTTTCTCAGCCCCTTTTTGTACTGCCTTTCTTTCACCTTTGTAATCATCTCCAATCCAAGGAGTTTGTACTCCATAGCCACACCGGAAACATTGCCTGCAAAATTCTCATCCATAAAGTTTGGCACATGGCTGAAATTGTAAATATCCTCTTTAATAGCTTTTCTTAGTATTTCTGCACCATTCTCATCCATCTGTCTGGTTAAATACTCAGCTTTTGAATCTTCTGGAAGTTCCAGAAGCTTATTTTCCCTAAGCTGTTTCTGGGCCTCAGTGGTTTCCTCCTCATCATCTCCCAGCATAGCACCATAAAGCACCAAGACTGCATCAATGAATTGCTCTTTGTCGTTAATCCTGTCACTCATCAATGTGTTATAGGCATCTATCAATGGAATCTGCTGCTCAAAGTCACCAATACCCTCTTTGTTGTTAAGATATTCAATAATCTGAGGTTCTCCAAAAAAATGCTTTGTCGGCTGTTCTGTCACTAGCCATGGCTTCGCCTGTTCCACTTCCATCGCCTCAATGTTAATCACATAGGTATAATTGGCTGTGCTTACAGTGGCTACATAAATATATGAATTTTCTACAGAGTTCTTTTTCTTGTAGTAATATACTCCGCAAAGCTCATTCTCCTCAATGGAATCATCCACAATAATGAAAGTGGATAATGGGGATATATTCTTTGAGGTTGGTGTTGCCTCTCCTTCCTTGGCATACACATATTCATAAGCAACCCCATATATGCTCATATCCTGGGCATTGTCT